CCACGGCTTCTGCCAGAACCCGGACGCAAGCATACACGGCAGTGACCTGCATCGAGCTTCGCTCAGTTACCGTCTTCCCGGCTGTGGTGTGCCCGTAATAAGCACGATACACACTGCCCGAGGTCGAGTTCTGAGGATCTGCTCTTGCCTTCCTTCTATGAAATAAATCTTTGACTCCCATTTATGCTTCCTCCATCAAAATGTGATCAGCCCTCGGCTGTCGTAAACACTCTCTGCATGTTCCTGTCGGATACACCGATCCAACGCCATAATTGCGGCGACGATGCCGTCGATTTTTTCAGGGGATCTTGCCTTCGTTGGCTTCACGTTGTCCGCAGCGTCGCGATCAACCACCACGTTCAAAGCCATCCAGCGAAGGACCGGATTGCCGCCGTGGATGATCTTTCCCTCCATCATCAGCTTGTAGAATTCTTTTGTGGGTGGAGACATATCTTTGAATCCCTGCCCGAAAGGAATCATCGTCATCCCATCGTCCTGCAGGTTAATGATGAGCTGTGTCGCATTCCAGCGGTCGACCGCGATCTCCTTGATGTTGTAAATCTTGTAGAGGTCGAGGATGAACTTCTCAATGAAGTTGTAATCGATCACGTTTCCTTCGGTTGCCTTCATATATCCCTGTTTCACCCAGACGTCATAAGGGACCGATGCCCTTCTCACACGGATCGGGATGGTCTCCTCCGGCACCCAGAAAAACGGGAGACAGATATAGTTCTCATCCTCCGTTCGAGGTGGAAACATGAGCACCAGCGCCGTGATATCTCCGGTGCTCGAAAGATCGAGTCCGCCGTAGCACTCCCGACCACGAAGGCTGTCCAGATCAATCGGCAGGTTGCCCTGATCAAAGACCTGCTCCGGAATGAATGCTGTTGTCGATGACACCCACATATTGAGTCTCAGTTGCTTGAACACCGCTTCCTCTGCGGGATTCTCCAGCGCCTCGTGGTAATGTTCCCTGACGCGTTCAATATCAATCGTCTGTCCAAGAGATGGATTCGCCCGATACCAGTTTCTTTCATCATGCCAGTCATCTCCTTCCTCCAGCCCATAGACGACCGGATAAAACGTATGATCCACGCGCTGTCCGGAGAGGATATCCTTGGCCTTCTGGTGCAGCTCGTAACAGATCGAATTCTTATCGGTTCCCGCAGTCGTGATGAGAAAGAATAGCGGCTGCTCTCTGGCATCGCCAGACCCCTGGGTCAGGACGTCATAGAGTTTTCGTGTTGGCTGAGCGTGAACCTCATCGAATACCAGACCGGAGACATTCAAACCGTGTTTGGTGCCGACCTCTGCGGAAAGGACCTGGTAGAATCCGGCATTCGAATAATTCACGATGCGCTTGCTGGCCGCCATGATCTTCGAACGCTTCAAAAGCGCCGGTGTCATGGAAACCATCTGGTGGGCAACGTCAAAAACGATACTGGCCTGCTGCCGATCTGCAGCTGCGCCATAAACCTCGGCAGAAGGCTCATTATCTGCATACAGAAGATACAGCGCAACAGCGGCAGCAAGTTCACTTTTTCCATTCTTCTTGCCGATCTCGATGTAGGCTGTCCGGAATTGGCGTTTCCCATCGGGCTTTACGATTCCAAAAAGATCCCGAATGATCTGTTCCTGCCACGGCAGAAGCCAGAACCGTTTTCCGGCCCACTTGCCTTTCGTGTGTCGGAGCATCTCAATGAACCTCACTGCCCGGTCTGCTTTTACCCTGTCATAGTGTGAAGAAGACAGCATGAATTTCGTCGGCTGATACCTTTTTAGCCTTGGCATATCTTTCGGACGTTCCTCCATTACGGATCACCTCCCAAGAGCTCCTCCATCTCATCACCCGGTTTGCTCTCACCGGCATCTGCGATCAGCCTCGACCGCGATGCCGGAGTCAAACCGAACTCGGTTGCAAACTTTCCCATCTGCTTCATATAAGTCTGCGCGATGGAGACCTGCGGAACCTGCTGCCAGTAGCCGGAGGGTGTCCGCACGATAGATCCGTGCTGGCTGATGAACTCCTCGGCTTCCTTCCATCTCGCATAGGACTGGCAATATCCCGCAAAGGCCGCCATATCCACCTCAGTGAGAATACCGAGAGCTTCCATCTTCTTGGCAAGCCTGTGCCATTCCTTTCTCGCATCCTTGTCGAGCCATTTCGGACAGGCGGGTGCTTTCCGTTCTGGCTTTGGCTCGTTCTCATTCAGTTTCCGTTTCCCCGGATTTCCTTCCAGCTCCTTGATTGCCGTAGGCGTTGGCTTTCTTTCTCTGGTCGCCATAGGGAACACCTCCTTTCTGTCCATCAAAAAAGGACCGCCGAAGCGATCCCGTTCCATGTGGTGTATGTGCACGAGAGAATGAGCCTTCCAGCTCCCTCTCGGAATTTGCTATCTGTTTCTTTTAGTTCATGCTGTGCAGAATCGCAAGAAGCGCAAGCTGTGCGTTCTCCGTTTCCGGCTCGATGTCCCAGCCCCGGTCGTATCTTGCGACTGGGTAGTCGCCAAGGCGAATCTCAAGCTTACTGATCTTTCCACCTTCAATTCCGTATTCCTCGCTTGCCTCTCCATAAACCTTCGCGCAGTAGGTGAAAATCTGGTCTTCTATCTTCAGGCTTCCTTTTTTCCACATGGTCTTTGTCCTCCGTTTTCTTTGTGCGCCTTTTCCTTTGGCATGTACATATATCACTCTCAGCCCGATATATAGCAAGGAGAACTGCCGAATATATGTCACAAAGATTCGGACGCCACTCTTGTGTATTTCTACGAGGAACAGAGCCCTTTGTGGGCTCCCTTCCCCAGCTGTTTTCAGTTCAGGCTTACCTTGAAGGCATGGCCCTTTTCGTAGCCGTTGCCGAAGAAGTCCTTCCGGAGGTTTACCTCGACCATCTCGCCGATCGTGCAGCCGGCCTCTTTGAAAAGCCAAAGCGTCTCGACCGCGTCGGTTGCCCGGCAGCTGTAGGTGAAAGCCTTGATTCCGTTCTCCTTCATGCAGGCGGCGAGGGCTTCCACATCCCGGTCCCAGATGACATCGTCGAAGTTTAAAATCTCGTTCTCGTTGTCTCTTGATTTCTCGTAAGCCCGGTAAATTGTGTGGGCGATGTCACCCATCTCGTCGATCCTGTCCTCAGCTGCCTTCGCAGCTTCCCTTGCAGCATCCCTCTCCTCTGCGGTGGCGGCTGCCTTGTAGGCTTTCTTTGCTTCTTCGATGCGGTTGTAGGTTTCTTCAAAAATGTTTGTCATGGCTTTGTCCTCCTTGCTTTCGGCTTGTTTTGTTTGCCTTTTCCTTTGGCATGTACATATATCACTCTGAAGGCCTGTGATAGCAAGGAAATGTAGACCATAAACTGCACAAGATTCTTGTGCGGAAACTGTGTGTTTTAGACCTCTCCCTTTAGGATGAAGTTCACGTATTCTTTCGCATGATCCATGAGGAAGATCACCAGCTCATAGTAGCCGAGGCGGTTTGCTTTTGCTTGAACCATCGGTACATCGAACATGTTCGTCTCACCGGTGTCTCGGACCGCAAGGATCTGGTCCCGGACGGTCTTTGTGAACTCCCCGACCAACAGCCTGCAACGATCTGCGCCATAAGCGACGTTCAGGGAAGATCCATTATCCCAGCGGACCATGATCGATCCGGCATCGTCCACTCCGGTGACCGTGCCCTTGGTTCCGACTGGCGGGGCCTGCGGATCCTCCATCTGCAGAAGCTCCACTCTTGCACCTGCCGGGTAATGTTCTCGTAACTCTTTCAGTTCCTTCTCGCATGGAAATTTCATCACATTCTCCTTTCCGAAGGGATACCCTTCTACCACCTTAAGCCCGCCTTGTTAGCGGGTAAGGTGGCGGGAGGCTGTCTCTTCGTTTCGGCCAACGGATCTCTTATGAAATTCCGGAGAAGAAATCGTGTATTTTAGCGTTATTCCTGCGTGCTTTCTTTTGCTGCTTCATGCTTTGCTTTCTGCGCAGCATAGAACTTTTCGGCTTCTTCCTTGTTCCGGAAAGCAGCGTATCCGGAGAGGTTCTTCATCAGGATCTTCCGAGTGGTCTTGAACTCTGGTCCGTTCATCCCAAGGCGGGTCAGCCAAATCCGGAAAGCGTATTTTTCACTGGTGTCGTCCACATACTTGGGATAGATCCTTTTTTGCGAAATTGCCTGGCTGTTCATATGGCAGGCAAGATCCATATAAGCCCGGAGCGTATCTGAATCCGCCAGCTCTGGAAAACCGGTGAAGACGATCTTGTCCTCGGTGATCCTGACACCAATGAGATCATCACGGTGCCCGGCAAGAATCTCGAGTGCCTTCTCCAGAGGAAGATCCGTCTCGTCCTTTAAGGCATTTACCAAATCAAGATCTGCTTTGAAATGGCTGCCGGTCGCTTTGTTGATAAGATCCGCCCTCTGGTAGATCAGGTTTACAAGGTTTCTGAGTGAGTTGCCGGTGTGCCCGGTAAGTGGCAGGGCAATGTTCACCGCCAGCTCCTCATGGGCTTCCTCTGGCTCTGCGCTCTGGTTGTTTTCTTCTGTCTCAGGCATTTTGATCAATCCTTCTTCTGAAAGGGTGTGGAGTATATTGGCATCTGCCTTGTCGTCATCAACCGTCAATGTTCCATCCCGCTCAACGGTCCAGTCGCCGATTTCAAATGCCATTCTCGGCGCCATTGTGTAATGCGGCTTAACTCCGACAAGCTCGCCAAGGCGTGACACCATAACCTTTCTATCTTCTACGTTCTTCTCGAATCTCAGCATATCCATGTCCTCCTTTGCATGAGTCCCAGCTTTGTTTTTGGTACTACATACATCACTCTAAAGGGCGATGATAGCAACTAGATTCGAGCAAAAAATGAAACAAATATCAGTCTTCTGGATGCAGCTTTATATCCACATCCTCCAATCGGTTGATAACGATCGGTGCATCCTCTCCCATATAGGGAAGTGTACGGAGCGTGTTGTAGCTGACCCACTCGGCAGCGTCCTCATAGGACCAGCCCTCGGCATCCATCAGCCACTCGACCATAAGCTCATAGTCGTAGACCGCCCGGCCATCGTCGGTTACACCGATCAGGGCTTTGTCGTAACTGTAGTTTGTAAGATACTTCACGCCATCGTAGCCATTCTCGAGCAGTCTCTCTTCGGCATTCATGCATTCCCCTCCTGCGGTATGTCGGCAGCCGCCTCTTCAAACGTGAGCTTCTGACCATCACGCATCACATACACATCATCTGTCTTGCCGCCTTCGTGCTCGATGTATCTCTTGACGATCACATCTACGAACTTCGGATCCAGTTCAATGCCTCTGCAAATCCTGTCGGTCTCGCAGCAGGCAATCAGCGTACTGCCGGAACCAAGGAACGGATCGAGCACGATACCATTCGTCATCGAGGAATTCCGAATCGGATAAGCCAAGAGCTGCACCGGTTTCATCGTCGGATGATCCTTTGATGCTTTCGGGCGATCATACTCCCAGATCGTGGTCTGCTTCCGGTCGCTGTACCACTCGTGTTTACCGCCCTGCTTCCATCCAAACAGGCACGGCTC